GCGGTGTGGTTAAAGTCTACGATGGTAATAAATTTAATGTAGCTGATGAGGCTATGCGTCGTGGGTATTATTACAGCCCAAGGTTACATGTTGACCTTTGGGGCAATTCATGGGGGAAATAAAATGAATAGAATATTAAGTTATATCAACTCACACCTTTCACAAATGGAAATGGTTGGGGTTATCATGCGTATTATCAGTTTCAGTTTGGTGTCATGGTTAGGACCAGCAAGTCCGTTTATGTTTGTTTGGATCTTTAATACCATCGATGCTGTGTTATTAACCTATTGTGCCAATATTAGAAAAGATCCTGCTTATACATTATTAAATGGATTTTGGATCATAGTCGGATTAGTTGGCATCGCTAGAGCCGGAGGTTGGATTTAATGAGTTATTTGTTTACCAGTGAAAGTGTTAGTGAAGGACATCCAGATAAAGTAGCAGACGCTATCAGTGATGCTGTGTTAGATTTAATGATGCGTGAAGGTAACCAAGCCTATCGTTGTGCTTGTGAAACGTTGGTAACAACTAATCGTGTAGTAATTGCTGGTGAATACAAAGGTATTTACAGTCATCAAGAAGTTGAAAATGCTGTGCGTCGAGTCATCCGTGACATTGGGTATGAGCAAGATGGATTCCATTGGGAAACTGTAGAGATCACTAACTTAATGCACGGGCAAAGTGCAGACATCGCCCTAGGAACTGACACGTTTGGTGCTGGTGATCAAGGTCTAATGTTTGGATATGCTATCAATGAAACACCAGATCTGATGCCAAGTGCTATTTACTACAGTCATTTGATTGTCAAACGATTAACTGCTGTGCGTAAGAGTGGAGCAGTATGGTTGGGTCCCGATGCTAAGTCACAAGTAACTATGGAATACAACGATGATGGTAGTGTAAAACGTATTGCTAAGATAGTATGTTCGACACAGCACTCAGCTGAGATAGCTATTGAAGATGTACGTGAACAAGTTAAGACTATTATAGACACAGTTCTACCAGACAATCTAATAGATGCCAATACAGAATATTTGATCAATCCAACTGGCAGATTTGTCATTGGTGGTCCAGATGGTGACACTGGTCTGACGGGACGTAAGATTATCGTTGATACCTATGGTGGTTACAGTCCACACGGTGGCGGTGCTTTCTCAGGCAAGGATCCTACCAAGGTAGATCGTAGTGCGGCCTATATGGCTAGATACTTGGCTAAGAATATCGTAGCAAGTGGTCGTGCAAGTAAAGCAACAGTGCAATTAAGTTATGCCATTGGCATTAAAGAGCCCACTAGCTTGTTTATTAAAACAGATAAATTCTGTCAGACAAATAAGGGTGCAGATAAAGAAACATTTGATTGGATCTTAGAGAATGTTGATCTTACACCAGCAGGTATTATTAATAGATTTGATCTATTCCGCCCTATTTACAGTAGTACAACTAACTACGGACACTTTGGTAAAGATGGTTTACCGTGGGAAGAGTTAGATTTATTCAAGGAATAATATGATAAAGAAATTAATCAATAGTTTGTTTGGTACTAAACCAGAACCCGCAATTATTAAAGAACAAAAAATCAAAAAGACTCCTAAAGAATTAGCTACAGAACGTGACGAACCTTATGTTGAAGTATTAAGTATGGACATCGACAAAGATAATCCAGGTAATGGTGCATTTGAATTAGATTGGAATGACAAATTTTTATCTAATTTAATCCGTGCTGGCTATCAAGGTAAGACTGATCAAGACATAGTAGATAATTGGTTCAAAGCTGTATGTCGCAATGTTATACAGGAAAATTTTGAGCAAGAACAAGCTGATCCAGAAATTCGTGCCAGTAACCGCCGTGATTTAGGTGATGGTAGAACGGAAGTAAGTTGATCCTGTATGTCAATGGTGACAGCCACAGTGCTGGTGCTGAAGCTGTCAACAGTTATTGTTTTGCCGAAGATGATAGTCAATACAACAATCTAGGCCGCAGGCCACATCCAGATAATCTAAAAGTAAGTTATGGTCGCAGGCTAGCTGATAATTTAGATGCATTGTTATATTGTGATGCAGAAAGTGCTAGTAGCAACGATCGTATCATTAGGACCACCCGTGAATATATCAATAATACCACTCCAGATTTAATCGTAATTGGGTGGAGTACCTGGGAACGCGAAGAAATTATTTTTAATGATCAATGTTATCAATTCAGCGTTGGTTGCAAAGGTATCGATTGGCCTGTAGAACTAAAGAAAATATATCACGATTGGTTGTCCTCTGTCGATTATAAACAAAAAGAACAGGAAGCTCATGAAAAGATTTGGGTGTTTCACAATGAGCTTAGAGATATTCCACATCTATTCTTTAACACATATCTAGCATTTGATTTCACTGAACATTTTGATTGGGGGCATAATTATCTAGGTCCCTATGATGAAAATCAAACCTATTATCATTGGTTAAGTAATCAAGGATACCACACTGTTAATGCTAGTAGTTACCATTATGGTCCAAATGCACACGAAATTTGGGCAAATCACTTGACAAAACTACTGAATGAAAGTATAATGGTTAAATGAGATACTTACTTGTAGACACAGCAAACACATTCTTCAGAGCAAGACATTCAGCACATCGCCAAAGTGATACTTGGGATAAGCTGGGTTTTGCTATCCACGTAACCCTGGCATCAATCAATAAAAGTTGGCGTGATCAAAAAGCTGACCATGTGATCTTTTGTTTAGAAGGGCGCAGTTGGCGCAAAGACTTCTACGAACCTTATAAGAAAAACCGTAGTGTAGCCCGTGCGGCACTTACCGAAAGCGAAGCAGAAGAAGACAAGTTATTCTGGGAAACATTTGATAACTTAAAAACATTTGTCGCAGAAAAAACTAACTGTAGCGTTCTACAACATAATGAATTAGAAGCTGATGATTTAATTGCAGGGTGGATACAAAGTCACCCAGATGATCATCATACTATCATATCTAGTGATACAGACTTCTATCAACTTCTAGCAGACAACGTTAATCAATATAATGGTATCAGCGATGAGCTCCATACACTAAAAGGCATCTTTGATAAGAAAGGCAAACCAGTCATTGATAAAAAGACTAAAGAGCCTAAGAAGATTCCCAATCCACAGTTTATACTTTTTGAAAAGTGTATGCGTGGTGATCCTACAGACAATGTATTTTCCGCATTTCCAGGCGTGCGCACTAAAGGCAGTAAAAATAAAGTAGGCTTAGAAGAAGCCTACAGTGACAAAGATAAGAAAGGTTATAATTGGAACAACATGATGTTACAACGTTGGGTTGATCATAATGGTGTTGAGCATCGTGTATTGGATGACTATGAACGTAATCGTGTCCTAGTTGATCTAACAGCACAACCAGATGCGATAAAGATTAAGATGGCAGAAACTATAGCGGCCGCTCAAGTACCTAAGAACATGCCCATGGTTGGCGCACATTTCTTAAAATTCTGTGGTAAGTATGATCTAATTAAACTCAGTGATAATGCCAGCGCGATCAGTGAATGGTTGATGGCTAGTTACCCGCAGAAAGAACATGCATGATAGCAGATGGAAAGTTTCTGGCATTAGATCTAGAACTGAATCAACCCAGTGGTCGTATCATCCAAGTTGGTGTGGCTATAGGTGATAAGAACACACGCTTTGAAGACTATGTTGTCCGTAAATGGTACATAGATCCACAAGAGCCCATCAGTGAATTCATTAATGATCTAACAGGTATAACTGATGCGGACATACGTGCAGAAGCATATAGTCATGAACATGTTGCCCGTGAACTAGGTGAGCTAATAAAGGAACATAAGGTCTTTGTCAACCCAGTGACCTGGGGTGGTGGTGATAGTGTAGAATTATTGGCAGAATTCTGCAAAAATCATGCCGATTTCCCGCATTTTGGCCGTCGTTGGATCGATGTTAAAACCTGGTACACATACTTGATGCTGACTAAAGGTAAACAGCCTAGCGGCGGATTAAGTTCAGCTATGGGGTATTTTAAACTGCATTTTAAAGGCAAGGCACACCGTGCGGATGTTGATGCGGCTAATACCCTAGCATTATTTTTCAAACTGCTTGATCGCCAAGCTCGATTAGAAAGCATATTGGACAGTACAAAAAATGTTTGACTTTAATCAAAAATCTAAATATAATATAGTATGACTAAAGAATTAGAAAAATTAGCAGTTCAAGCAGGATTGCCCGTAACAGATAATCTTGAACATTTCTATCGTCTAGTCGGAGAACGCTGTGCTGACATCTGTGGTAGCCAAGGTGATCAAAAGAACATCAGACGTCATTTTGGTCTAGACTACTATGATGGTCCTAGCCATTATCAAAACAAAACATATCAGGAAACACAGTATGATTGGAACAAACATTACGTTGAGGAAAAGAAATAAATGGCACATATAATTGATAAAACTTTTGAATTCTGTTATGGACACAGAGTTTGGACACAGAAACTAAATGGTGAATATGCGGCAGACTTGAAGTGTGCTTGTCGTCACCTACATGGACATGAAGGTAAGCTACAGGTATATCTAAAGAGTCCAACTGGGGTATTAGATCCAACTGGTATGGTAACTGACTTCCGTCATCTAGAATGGCTAAAGAAGTGGATTAATGAGTACATTGATCATCAGTTTGTATTAGACAAGAGTGATCCATTGTATAATCAAATCGTTGGGGATCGTGGATTGGTTCCAGTATTGATTCCAAACACAGACTATGTAGCAGGTTGGCAGTTAGACCTAACAGGCCTAGATCCTAACACACCAGAGTATGAATACTATGAAGGATTCATGATCGTAGACTTTGTTCCTACAAGTGAAAACTTATCTAGTTGGATGGCAGAACTAGTAGACATTAAAATGAAACCATTGAACGTAACCGTTGATCACATTGATTGGTGGGAAACTCCTAAGTCAAGATCAGTATTTTACAAATGACCGTAACAGTTTTTATCTTATTAGCCTTATTTGGCATCAAACATTTCATCGCTGATTTCTTGATGCAGTATGACTACATGCTCCGTGAAAAAGGTATCTATGGTGCCACTGGTG